TGATGAACGCCGCCAATAAGGGCACCGCGCCAACGCGCAAGGCTTGGTCTGAGAACTTTCTTGCGCTCGCAATGTTTATGAAGAAGCACGACGATGTGTTCGCATACATCCACACGGAGCACAAGGCGCCGTTCGGGATCGACCTGCCCGCTTTGCAGGACGCCGTGGGTATCCCGAAGGATCGGATGGTGTTTCCCGACCCGTATGCGATGCGCATGTCGCTGTACGAGGACACGCACCTCGCCAAGATGTATTCGCGGGCCGATGTGCTCCTCGCCGTTAGCATGGGCGAAGGGTTTGGCATCCCGACCATCGAAGCGCAGGCGTGCGGGACACGGGTGATCGGGTCGGACTGGGCAGCAACACCGGAACTTCTTTCGGAAGACTGTTGGAAGGTCGAAGGGCAGCCGGAATGGGATCACGCACAGTTGGCATGGTGGTTTCGCCCGCATGTCGGGTCGATCGTGCAGGCATTGGAGGCGGCGTATCAGACGCGGGGCCAGTCGCAGAGGTCGATCTCCAAAGCATCGGCGTATCGGGCCGACACCGTGATCCTGCCGTCGTGGCAGCCCCTCCTCGACGGGGTGCTGGTTTGATCCCGTTCATGATGGTTCCTACCCTGACGCGGAAAGACCTGCTGTACGACCTTCTGGGCAGCATCGACATCAATGTGGGCACGCTGCTTGTGATCGACAACGGCGACCAAGACTTCGGGGAGATGTGGGTTCCCGCGATCGACCGGCTCCGCATCGCAGACATCGGATCGAACCTTGGTGTCGCAGCGTCGTGGAACCTCGGGATCAAGGCGGGTTTCCAGCACGAATGGATCATGATCGTGTCCGACGATGTGACCTTCCCGAGCGGAACGCTGCAGCAGTTCGCAGACCTGTCCGGCCCCGATCGTGTCGTCCTCACCGGAACATGGCCGCACTGGTGCGTGTTCACCATCGGCATGCGTGTCATCCAGCAGGTCGGCCTCTTTGACGAGAACCTTTACCCCGCGTACTACGAGGACAACGACTATCAGCGTCGCATGGACGATGCAGGCGTAGAGGTCGTCTATGGGCCGGATGTGCGTCACAAGAACAGTTCGACCCTTGCCACGGCAGGACGCAACTTTCAGGACGCGAACGCCGTAAGTTTCCACGCCAACCGCAGGTACATGAATGTGAAGTGGCTGGGCGGTGGGCGTGCACCGCAATGGGATCCGTACCGTTGGCGGGCACAAAGGTGGAGTTGAAGGAGCTCCGAAACCGGCATTACGGACAGATGGTCTGGGTTGTCGGTTCGGATGCGTCGGTCAACTTCTTCCCCGATGACTTCTGGTCGCACAGAGCGGTGATCGGCGTAAACGCGGTTCCGCGTCACATACCTGTCCGCTACTGCGTCACCAAAGCGGACGGCTCAGGCGGCTGGGTGCAGGCTCAGGCGAACGACCTACCCGATGTGCTGCATGTCGTCTCCAAGCACCCGAACGGAGACGAATGGCGGGGTGACAGCGGCGTATCGGGACCGAATGTTGTCACCTTCGATCATGGCGAGAACAAGTGCGAACGGTTTGACGCTACACGCGACATCCCAGACGAACCGAACCGTCTGCTGGTGTCGTGGTCAACGCTCGGGTCTGCCATGCACTTTGCCGCGTATCTTGGTGCACGCACAGTGTTTATGGTCGGCGTGTCGGGCGGGTCGTTCGGTAATGCGACAAACCTGCCGGATTACAACCCGAACGGCGCAGGCCCGATCGAAGGAATGTCAAAGCAGACGCAAGCGATAGCCGACCGGCTCCAACAGATGTACGGCACAGAGTTCGTCACCGTCCTACCTTGGGCAAACCTACGCTGCGGCGGCACCAAGTTCCGTTCCGACTATGGAAGGCTGAACGATGCTTGACCTGCCGAACACGGGCGTCATGCGCGGCGACCTTCGCAGGGCCGTTTCCGAATGGGACGGCGAGCCGGTCGTCGGCGCATACCTGTGGTGGTGGTCACACGGCGAAGCGGGGAAGAAACCGGGCGACCGTTGGGCAGGCAGGTTGGACGGGATCGGCGTGGAACTGCGCGGACCCGCCGACTTCGTGCCGGTCAAGGCCGACCTGCTGGCGCGCATCCTGCGCGGAGTCGAACCGGACCAGTCCTGCGACATCGGATACTGCAACCACGAGTATTGGCCTCGGGTTGACAAGTCGCGTGTACGGGTAGCGATGGTGTCCAAAGGCGGCGAAGCGTCGGGTATGCCGAACGGACGAACGCTATGGGACAGCAGACCGCTATTCGTGAACGGCTTCCTAAACATGATCCCGGGCGCGATGCTTGACCTGTTGACGGGCGGGGCGCGTGTGACGATCACGGGTGCGACCTTCTACGCGATCGGACGGGACTATGCGGACGAGGATGCGGTGAACCCGATGCCCGGCATCCTGCGACATAATCCGATGGTGAACCGGAGGATCGTCAAGAACCTCTTTGATGCTGGCGTCGTTGCCGCGTCCGGCGTTCCCGCAGAAGTTCTGTCATGGTCGGACGACGAGTATGGTCGGGCGTTGCTTGCACATCGGCGGGTAGACTGACCGCGCTTGGAGGTTCCTCATGGCCTATGTGACGCTGAACGACTTGAAGGCTGCGCTACGGATCACGGACGAGATCGACGATGCTCTCCTGACCACTGCGATCAACAGCGCAACCGCGTTTGTAAACACGCACTGTCAGCGCACCTTCGATGCTGCGGGCACGGCGATCACCACCAAGTTCTATGTACCTACCGGACGGTACGACGACCTCCAGATCAACGATGCGGTGGCGATCACCGAGGTTGCGATCGACGAGGATCTGGACAAGTCGTATGCGACCGTTCTGCGTCCTATCGACTTCGAACCGCACCCGATCAACAGCACAACCGGAGGGATCGAATACCCCTACACTTCGATCAAGCCGCAGGAGGACGGCTACTGGCCCATGTGGAACGACCGTCCGACCGTGCGTGTCAAGGGAAGGTTCGGTTGGGGCGCGGTGCCGGATCCGGTTCGTGAGGCGACGCTCCTGCAGGCTTCCCGACTGTTCACCCGCCTAGAGTCTCCGCTCGGCGTGGCAGGGTTCGGTGATGTCGGCGTCATGCGCGTTTCGTTTAGGGGCGACCCCGATGTGCTCATGCTCCTCGCACCGTTCCGCAAACTGCGGATCGTCTAATGGTCTCGCAGATCCGCATCGCGCTTGCGAACGCCCTTTCGTCCGTCAACGGGCTGAGGAGCTCCGCAACGATCCCCGACAACCCGCGACCCCCGATCGCGGTGATCATCCCGACGCGGATCGAATACGACCTGAACGCGAACCGTGGCGCAGACCAGTATGTGTTCACGATCACGCTTATGGTCGGTCGGGCCGACGACCGTACGGCGCAGAACACGCTGGACGGGTTTATCGTCGGCTCCAACTCGGTGAAGTCTGCGGTCGAAGCAGACCGGACGCTGGGCGGCGTGGTCAATACTTGCCGCGTGACCCAGATGGTAAACTATTCGTCAGTCAGCGTGGGCGAGACCGTGTACCTTGCGGCCGAGTTCACCGTGGAGGTTGTCGCATGAAGCGCAAGACGCGATACGAGGTGAAGTCTCCCCTGTACGGGGCGTCGGTCGGATCGGTGATCACGGCAGACGACCTGAAGGGGTGTAACATACCGGCGCTGGTTGAAGGCGGCCACCTCGCCGTCGTCACCGACACGAAACCCACAGCACCTATCATGAAGCACAAGGAGCCAGAGAATGGCGCGTGACGTCCTCACCGATGTGTCGGTGATCATCAACAGTGTGGACCTTTCGGATCACATCGCAAGCGTGGAACTGTCCCAGAACATCGACGAGGTGGAGACGACCGCGTTCGGTGACGGTGGCCGTACCCGCATCGGTGGTCTGGAGGACTCCTCCGTGACCCTTTCGTTCCATCAGGATTACGCTGCCGCGTCGGTTGACGCGACGATCGCCCCGCTGGTCGGTGGCACGGCGTCTGTTCTGATCGTCCCGAAGGGAACGGCTGGCACGGTCTCCGCGACGAACCCGGAGTATTCGTTCACGGTTCTTTGCACGGACTGGCAGCCGCTCTCCGGTGCGGTCGGTGACCTCAACACCGCCGATGTGACTTGGCCCGTGTCCGGCGTGATCACCAGAGGAACGGTTGCTTCGTGATCTCCATCACCCTGCGCGTCACGACAGACGGACGATCTGAGGACATCGTTGTTGGTCCGAAGGTTCAGGTTGCGTTTGAGCGTGAGTGGAAGGTCGGGCTGCCGAAGGCGTTCGGTGCGGATCAGCGGCTGGAGTATGTCTACTGGTTGGCGTGGAAGGCGATCAAAGAGTCCGGCGCCGTTGTGAAGCCGTTCGACGGCTGGCTGGACACGGTTGAGAATGTGGAGATGGTGGGGGCCGACGAAACCCCTTTATGAAAGGCGGGATGACGATGCTGGTCGCCCAACTTTCCATCGCAACCGGCATCGCTCCCAACGATCTGCTTGACACGCCTCCCGACATCTTCCGCGCCATGATCAAGGTGCTCAACGACCGCGCCAAGAAAGAGAAGGCGGCGCGTCGTGGCCGATGACTTCTCCGTTGCGATCTACGGTCTGGTGCAGACCAAACGGCTCATGCGCGAACTTGAGCCGGAGCTCCTGAAGGAGATGAACCGCGAGATCAAAGAGTCTCTGGAGCCGGTCGCAGAACGCGCCAAGAGACTGATCCCGTCGTCCCCTCCGCTTTCCGGTTGGAACAGGGCGATCCACAACCCCGGATCACGCCCGTCCTACTCGCCGTACGGTCGGCGGGTTGGGAACAAACTGGAATGGAACACGCAGGAGGCTCGCAGCCAGATCCTGATTAGCGCGGGCGGTCGTCGTGGACGCGGACGGACTACGAGCGCAGCATGGCGTATTCGTTCGATGAACCCTGCCGCTGCAGCGTTCGAACTGATGGGTCGCGGTAAGTCGAATGTTGCGATGGTCAAGAATGTTGGTCGCAGGTACCCCGGCACGGGCCGTGTCCTTTACCGTGCGTTCGATGAACTCGGCGGGGACCGTATAGTTCGTAATGTCGTCAAGACGATCAAGCGTTTTGAGACAGAGTTTCAGCGCAGGCTGGAAGCGGGACGATAATGGCGATCAGCATCAATGTCGGCGCAAAGTTCAACGCGCGTGATCTCCGAACCGCCCGCAGGGAACTTGACGCTCTAGCGCGACAGGCAGAGACCACCTCCGGTCGCATGAGGCGTCTTGGCGACAGCATGCAGACTGCGGGCCGCAGGATGAGCGGTGCTGGTCGAACGATGACCCGTTCTATTACCGCACCTCTGGCTGCGATCGGCGGCATAGCGGTCAAGTCAGCGGCCGACTTCGAAACTTCGTTCGCAAAGATCCGTGGTCTTGTCGGCGTGTCTGCCGAGGAGATCGGCGTTCTGGAGGAGGCGGCGTCCCGTCTTGGCCCGCAGTTCGGCAAGTCGTCCAACGAGGCTGCGGAGGCGCTGTTCTTCATCACCTCTGCCGGTCTGCGTGGGAAGGACGCGATCGAAGCGTTGGAGGTCTCCCTGCAGGCGTCCGCTGTCGGGCTGGGCGAGGTTGCGACGATCGCAGACCTGACCACTTCGATCATGAACGCCTACGGGTCGGAGACGGTCGATGCTGCGAAGGCGACCGATGTTCTGACCGCTGCGGTTCGTGAAGGAAAGTTGGAGCCGGAGGAACTTGCCGGTGCGATGGGGCAGGTTCTCCCGATCGCGTCCGCTATGGGGATCAGTGTTGAGGAGGTTGGTGCGACCTTCGCGGCAATGTCCAGAACGGGTAC